GACCCAGGAGCAATACGACGCGCTGTTGGGCCAGGACGCGGATGTCGAGGTGGTGAAAATCCGCCGGTACACCCAGGACGCCGACGAGTTCAACATGGACCGGCCTTTTGTGCCGTCTCCGCCTCCGATGTCGGCGCCCACTCCAATGCCCGTGCCTTCGCCTCTACCTGTCGGACCAGGTTCCGGTATGCCGCCGGGGATAGGTCAGCCACCTGGACCGCAAAGGCCTCAATCACCGCCGCCATTCGCGGCTGCTTTGCCGCCAGGGTTTCCGCCTGGGCCAGCAATGCCGCCACTGCCCGGTCCTGCTCTGTCATTACCGCCTCCTCCGATCGAGCTGATCGATGCTACCCTCAGAATTACTCGCGAACACGGCCGGGTGGTTATCGAAAACGTGCCGCCGGAAGAGATCCTGTTCAGTCGGCGGGCAAAGCGCGACGATATTCCCTACCTGTGCCACCGCCGCCGCTGGACCCGCAGCGATTTGATCCAGCAGGGCTACGACGAGGCCTCTTTGGAGGATATCCCGGCCAACGAGAGCCTGGACTGGAACCAGGAGCGGGTAGAGCGCCACCGGCTCGACGACGACACGCCGCAATACGAACGCACCGACGCCGGCGAGCATCTCTGGATCGAAGAGAACTACGTCCAGCTTAGCCGCGACGGCAAGGCTGGCCGGACCACCGAGCTCTATAAGGTGATGACGGCCGGCAACGGTCGGGTCATCCTGACCCGCGACGGCGAGCCGTGTATCGACTGCGTTGACGAGGCGCCGTTTGTCCCCGTCACGCCGATCCCGATGAGCCACCGGCTGGTCGGGATGAGCCTGGCGGACCTGGTGATGGATCTGCAGTACGTCAAATCGGTCATCATGCGGCAGATGCTCGATAATGCGTACCTCTCCAACTGGCCGCGTATCGAAGTCGGCGACGACAGCGTCAACGAAAACACTTACGACGATCTCTTAACCCTGCGCCCCGGCGGCATCGTCAGGACAAAGCGGCTCGGCGGTATCTCGCCGATGATGATCCCCTACACCGCGGACAAGACGTTTCCGCTGGTGCAGTACCTCGACACGACGGCCGAACTGCGCACCGGCGTGGCGCGCGAGGGCAGCATGATCACCGCCGACGCGCTGAACAATACGGCGGCCAGCTCGATCGCGATGCTGCAACAGGCCGCCGGTCAGCGTATCGAATTGTTTGCCCGGATCTTCGCGCACGGCGTCGAAAAATTGATGCGCGGTGTCATGGAGTTGGTGCGCAAAAACCAGCAGCAGGAGCGGATCATCCGGGTCACCGGCGGCTATCTAACGGTCGACCCGCGCGAGTGGCGTGACGAGATGCCGGTGACGGTCAGTGTCGGGCTCGGCACCGGCAATCGCGATCAGGTGCTCGCCCACCTGATGCAGGTGATCCAGATCCAGGGGACGATCGTGCAGCAGCAGGGCGGCGTGACCGGCCCCTTGGTCTACGCCAAGGATGTTTACGCGGCACTGCACGAGCTGACGACCAATGCCGGGTTCAAGACCAGCTTCTTCAGCGACCCGAGCATGCCGCCGCCGCCGGGTTCGCCGCCGCCGGGAGGCCCACAAAAGCCTGACCCGGCGATGATCAAAGCGCAGGCCGCCATCCAAGCCCTTCAGCTCAAAGCCCAGGCCGAAGCTCAGCAGAGCCAACAGAAGGCCCAATTGGAGGCCCAATTACAGCAGCAGCAGGCCCAAGCGGAGGCGGGGCTGGCGCAGCAGAAACTGCAGCACGAATTGATGCTGGAGGAGCGCCGCTTAGCCCACGAGATGGAACTGGAGCGGCAGAAAAGTGCCAACGACATCTTGATCGCGCGGGCGCAGATGGAGGCACAGAACGAGGTGCGGCTGCAGGAGGTGCGCCTTAAATATGCCGCCGGGGCCTATGCCGCCGGGCAGGGTATCCGGCCGCCGGAGGCTAATGGTGGCGGCAACGCCTGATGGCTGACGCGCTGTCTTTGTTGCAGCAACTATTGGCGGGCCAGCCGGCCTACCGGCCGGAAGACCAAGGTGACTATCTGCGGCGGTATCCGGCGGGGATGGAACCTGCTGCGCGAGGGGCTCCTCCGGCTAATTTATTTGACCTTGCAGGAGGGTCATCGGGACGGCTTAACCAGCCGAATACGCCGCTGAACTTGATGCCTGTGCCGTCTCCGGCTGACTGGCCGCTCGAGTTGACGGGCGGCGGCTACTCGATGGGCAGACGAGCCGGGAAAACCAGCGAGCCGCTAAACCTGCAACTGCAATACAGCGTACCGGGACTGCCGATCGACCTGTCGGGCGGGTACGCGATGCCGATGGGTAGGGGATCGGGGTCGGGGAACTTTATGGCGCGCTACCGGGTGCCGTTCTGATCTGATGGCGGTGCTCGACTGGCTGCAGCAACCGCTGGGCGGCGCCAGGGATGAGGGGGCGCCGATGGCGACCCAGAACCCGCAGACGGGAGAGTTCAATCCTTGACCGGCATGCCGCGCGAGGAGATCGTGCGACGCGGTATTATTAATGGCGAGATCCCGTTGTACGGGCTTCTGGGCGCGGCTGGGTTGGGCGCAGCTACTGACTGATCTTGATCGAATACCCCCACTCCGGGTCGGTGTCCTCGATGATGCCGCCAGCCCCCTCGTAAGTGTAGCGCAACCCCTGCAGTTGGCGCTCGATCATACGGCGCCGCGCCGAACCTTCCGCGGCAGCGTATCGATCGTCGACCAGCGCGGCGATGACGCGCTCTAGCTCTGCTTCGACCATGACTAACGCTCTCCTCTGGGGAGATTTTTAGCACAGATGAGCGCCTCGTGAAATTTCGCGCTTTTGCCAAGACGCTTGGCGAGTACTGGGACATGCCGCCACCGCGCTGGCGATCGACCCAACCGGCGCCCGAGGACAAGATGCAGCTTGGCGAGAATGCCCGCCGGTTGCTCGACGACCCGGTACTGCACGCCGCGCTCGACCGGGTGCAACAGAAATTGATCGAAAGCTGGCGCAACACCGCGCCCGGTGAGGGCGAGGCCAGAGAGGCGGCGTACCGGCTCTATTGGGCTAGCGAGCTGTTCCGCGACGAACTCAGGTTGATGCTGGGGGACGCCCGCGCCATCGAGGCGCGTGAGCGAGCCTTGAGACAGGATGCTGCCTGAACTCGACGCCGTCCTCGGCAACACCAGCGGCCTGTCGAACAAGGAACTGATCCGAACCGCGCTTGCGGATCTGGTGCGCGAGGTCGAGAGCGGTCTGGTGCAACAGCGGACCCTGGAGCGCGCGCAGTACGCGCTCGCCGTCACCAAGCGACCGCGTAAGCAGGCAACACCGTAACCCGCCAGCGTCGGACGACGCCGGCCCAGCCCTGAGATGGACAGATGAGTGATGCAGGCGGCGCGCCGCTGAGCAATGGCGCAGACGCGCCCACCGAGCTATCCGAAAGCCAGGCAGTGGCAGCGATCGAGGGCTTGCTCGATCCGCGCCCGCGCCGCGCGCAACAGACACCGCCGCCGGGCTCGCCCGCGGCCCCCGAGCCCGAGCCCGAACAGGCTCCGGATGCTGGACCGGAGGAAGAGCCGGTCCCCAGCGATGATGAGGACGACCAAACCACCGAACCGGTCAGCGGCGATGAGGACGCCGAGACCGATCATCAGAGGGTTGAGCCGCCCACGAGTTGGTCTCTTGACGACAAGGCCGTGTTCCAGCAGCTCCCACCCGAAGCCCAGGCAGTCATTGCCCGGCGGGAGAGCGAGCGAGACAAGGCTTTTCATCAGAAGACCGAGGAGATCGCCGAGCATCGCAAAGCTATTCAAGCGACGATCGGCGAAATACAGCAGGAGCGTCAAAGCTACGCGCAAAATCTGCAACAACTGCTCTTTGTCGCGGCCCCCGAGGCCCAGAAATTTGCCGATATAAATTGGCAACAATTAGCGGCAGAGCAGCCGGCCGAGTATGTTCGCCTGTCCGCGGAGCGCGATGCGCTGCGTGGTCGGGTGGCTGGTATTCAGGCCGAGATCCAGCGTGTCACGCAGCAGGCCCAGCAGCAGCAACTCCAGCACTGGAACGAGGTGCGGCAGGTTGAAGAGGCTCGGCTGATCGAGGTGATGCCCGAGTTTGGGCACGCCGAAAAAGGGCCGCGGCTTGCCAGTGACATGCGGCAATGGTTGCAGAAGCATGGCTTTAGCGAACAGGAGATCGGCCAGGTGATCGACCACCGGGTCATTCTCGTGGCGCACAAAGCCATGTTGGCCGATCGGGCTGCCGAAGCCCGCCGCGCGGCCGAAACCAAGCGCACGCCACCACCCGCAGCCCCAGTACAGCCACCCGGTGCCCCACGGCAGCGGAGTGACAGTGCTGCGGCCCAGCGGCGGCAGCAGAAGATGGCGACACTCCGGCGAACCGGGTCCGAAAAGGACGCGGTGTCTCTCCTGATGGACCTGCTCTAGCAACGCCTTAGTAAAACGCCGCCTGGGCAGCGGCACTCGCCAGCGTCGGACGACGCCGGCATCCCTCAGATGGAGCCCTCATCATGGCTATCATTACTGGTACGGCGACCACCTTTTCCGGCTCGCCTGGCATGCAAGGTCTCAGAGAAGATCTTGCCGACGTGATCTACTTAGTGTCACCTTCTTCCACGCCGTTTATGACCAATGCCGGGCGCGGCACTGCCGACGCGGTCTTGCACGAGTGGCAAGTTGACTCCCTGGCAGCGGCCAACACCGCAAACGCCCAGTTCCAGGGCGATGATGTTGCCACCTTCAGCGCCGCGAGCGTCACCTCTCGCCTGGGTAACCGCACCCAGATCAGCCGCAAAGAGGTGATCATCTCTGGCACGCTCGATGCGGTCAGCAAGGCGGGTCGACGCACCGAGCTGGCCTACCAGATGCAGAAACGCGGGCG